ATCTGGCAAAATCCTTATGCGGCGGTTCATCTTGCCGGAAGCGATTTGCTCTTGCTTGATAGAGAAATACTGCAAATGAAAGTAACGGGCATCATGGTGTCCTCAGCCGCTTATAGGGCCAGTAGTCCAAAGGCCCTGCGTGATGACGACAAACCCTATGTTGAGATGGCACGGCAACTTTGTAGTACAAAAGGTCTTACGAAACGTGAAGCCGCCACGGAGATAGTGGCGCTTTACGAAAAGAAGATCAAAGGCAGCGGCCACGGCGAGAGCAAGATAGACCGCATCAGGAAGCAGATTTAGGAAGTTGGAGAAAGTGGGAGCGTCCCACGTTCTCCCAACACAAGCGAAGCGACTTCGCTCATATTCGATGCGTCGCAAACAGGCGACGGAGAAGCGAATATGAACGAACTCATTCAGACGAACAACGATCCCTTCCTTGATGAGCGCGCCGCCGCAGGCGTTCTCAACCTCAGTCGGCGCACGTTGCAGAAATACCGGGTCAGCGGCGGCGGACCTCGCTACGCGAAGTTCGGCAAAGCGGTTCGCTATAGGCTCAGCGAACTGAATGCTTGGGCCGCTGCAAGGGTGAAGAACTCGACCTCGGAATACGGGGCATCCGCATGAGCGGCGAAAAGCAGATAGTCTTCGCCCGGATTCAGAAGCGGCCTGACGTTCAGGTGATCGTGCGCGGCATTCTCTTTGATGGCAACTGGTTCATCGACATCCGCGAATGCTTCAAGTGTGATGGGGCTTACCATCACTCGAAGACTGGCATCAGGTTGCCGATGTCCAATGCGGCACTGCTGATGAGCGGCATCGAGGACGCCATTGCGCTTTCGGAGGTGAAACATGCCGCCTCCTGAAATGGAATGGCCCGCCGCGACTGGAAATCGCGAGCGGGCCGGTCAGAAAGAGGGGCAAGTTTTTGTAGCAGACGCGCCGAAGGCAGGCAAGACGGATCGTCTGTCGGCGGACGAATGGAGGATGCTTCTCAATATGCGCTTTGGAAGTCTCAGGCGATTGGCGGTTCACCGTTCTCGGCAGGGAACGCTCACCGAAGCCCATGCCCATCTGATCCGGAAGGAAATGACATGGGCGCGTCTCCATCGTGGCGATAGGCCCGAGGCGGTGCTGACATGGCTGGTCATGACTTGGCCCCTCCATTCCTCGCGCTACCTTGCGACGATGACAGCCGAGGATCGGCACCGGGCGAGGAAGGAACAGGAGGCCGCATTTCGTGCGCTTATGAAATGGGCGACAAGGCGCAAGACTTGGCTCCGCCCGCTCGCCATCGGCAACCGCCTCAACGTGTCGCCGGAAGAGCGCGACCTGTTGAAGCTTCGGACCGTTCGTTATGCCGGGCAGACCGATGACATCATGGAGGCGGAGCAGCGCCAGCGGAAGCGTGAGGCCAAGGCGGCCAAGCGGAGGGCCGAGGGCAAGCCGACCCGCGCCGAATGGCGCGCGGGGTGCAAGTCAACGACCAAGCCTTGGGAGCAGGAAGGAATCAGTCGCAGGACGTGGGAGCGGCGTCTGAAGAAGGCTGCCGAACAGTCCACCATCAGCGTGTCGCAGGTTGTTCCCGCATATAAGAGTAATACTCCTACTTCCCTTTATATTGGGGACACACTAGCGACAGTCGCCGAAAGTGGGCGGTTTGTTCCCGACAGTACTGTGCCGAGGCGCGCGCTTGACGGCGCGCCCGATCGGGCGTCAGCGCGCGTCGTATGGATGGCACAGGCCACACATTTACGGGCAAGGAGTAGGCTCAGCGCAACAGCAACCAAGATCACGGCCACCACAGAGGCACAGAGAGGGCCTCTGACGGCGATACAGGGGCGCGGGCATAAGCCCCGCGCCCGCCACTACGCGCCGATTTCAGACCGATGGGAATGGCAACGCGGGTCCTTCCTCCGCAGCCCATAGCGGGGCCGCCGCCTCCCGAAATATCAATCTGTAACATTTTCTTACAAGGGGGTGCTTGATGCCTCGGAAGGGAACCATTGACGACATTTGCAACCTGTTCGGGATCACGCCGACGGCAATCCGTGAACTCGCGTCGCAGGGGATCGTCAAGCGGATCGGGCGCGGCGCTTATGACTTGGACGCCAGCACCACGGCATATCTCGCTCACCTTCGGCAGGGTGCTTCCGGACGCGGCGGAGAGCTTGCGAGCGAGAGGGCGAGGCTCGCCCGCGAACAGGCGGATCAGGTCGCCATGCGGAACAGGCTCGCGCGCGGCGAGCTTGTCGAGGTCGGAACCGTACAAGCGACATGGATCGGAATTGCCCGCTCGATCCGCGCCGGGGTGCTGGCGCTTCCGACGCGGGTTCAGTCCCGGTTGCCTCACTTGACCGCCTTCGACGTTGCCGAGATCGAGCGCGAGGCCCGCGCCGTCCTGACGGAGCTTGCTAACGCAGAATAAACCCACTCTAGACGCAACTTCCGTTTCTAGTCATCATCGGAACATTAGAGAGTTGAGCAATAGGAGAAATGATTACAATGACGCGAACTGTAACTGATGAGGAAGCTGCTAGACTTATACTCAAATACATGCGCGAAGCCGATACAGATAAGGGTCAGATCATGATGGCTGGCGCGTTGAACTACAAATTCCTGAAGGAAGGCCAGACAGCAGCCGATTACAACGCGGGCATGAAGTTTGCGACTGATATTGGTTGGATATCTGATGAGAACACCATGGTGCGCCTTACTGAAGCGGGATACAGGGTAGCTCATAGTCTCAAATGATTGCAATGCACCCTCACCTGATGCTGACAACAGGGGTCGAGCAAGCACGCCGCGCCGTCCTTGAGGAGCTTCGCCCGCCGCGTCGGCTTCCCCTGTCCGAGTGGATCGAGGCGAACGTCCGGCTTCCGGAGGGCGTCTCCGCCGTGCCGGGTCCGGTCCGCTTGTGGCAGTTTCAGCGCGGCATTGCCGACGCGATGGGAAGCCCGGAGCTTGAAAGGGTGACGGTCGTCAAGTCCGTCCGCGTCGGATTGACCTCCCTCATGACTGGCGCGCTCGCGAACTATGTCAGCAACGAGCCAAGCCCGATCATGCTCCTTCTGCCGACAGAAGCCGACGCCCGCGATTATGTCGTCTCCGATCTCGAGCCGATCTTTGATGCCAGCCCCTCCCTTCGAGGTCTGCTCTCAGACGAAGCCGATGAGAGCGGACGGAACACGTTGACAAGCCGCCGCTTCGCGGGGGGTTCGCTCAAAGTCATTGCGGCGAAAGCGCCGCGCAACCTCCGCCGCCATAACATCCGCGTCATGATCGCGGATGAGATCGACGCCATGGAACCGGGGGCGGAAGGCAATCCGTTGACGCTCGCGGAGCGCCGGACGCTGAGCTTCGCCAATCGCAGGATCATCGCCGGATCGACGCCGACGATTGAAGAAACCTCAAATGTGCTTCGGCTCTATGGCGCGAGCGATCAGCGGGTCTTCGAGGTCCCTTGTCCGGCATGTGGCACCTTCAGCGAAATCATGTGGCAGCACATCGAGTGGGAGCCGGACAGGCCCGAAACCGCCGCCTATCGCTGCCCGCATTGCCGGGACCTGATCGAGGAACGGCACAAGCCCGCAATGGTGGCGCAAGGGCGGTGGAGGATCACGCGGCCCGAGGTTACGGGACACGCCGGGTTCAGGATCAATGCCCTTGTCTCGGGCCTCGCGAACGCCGCCTGGCGGCGGCTCGCGACCGAATTCCTCGCAGCCAAAGATGATCCAGCAACCTTGCAGGTCTTCGTCAATACGATCCTCGGGCAAGGCTGGCGGGAAGCCGCCGAAGAGGTCAGCGAGACAGAATTGCAGACACGGGCCGAACCCTTCGGCCTCGACGCGATCCCGCCCGAGGTCATTGCGGTGACGGCGGGCGTCGATATCCAAGACGACCGCGCGGAGGTATCGCTGATCGGCTGGACAAAGACGGGCGAGATGCTGGTGCTGGCTCACCTGATCGTGTGGGGTTCGCCGGACGACCACGGCACATGGGCCGAACTCGACGCGCTGCTCCGCTCGCGCTGGCAGCACCCGCACGGCGGCTCGCTCCGCATCGACGCGGCAATCATTGACAGCGGCGACGGCGATTGGACACAGGCGGTTTACAATTTCGCCTTTCCCCGGCTCGCCCGCCGCATCCTCGCGGGCAAGGGCATGGCGGGAGCGAGGCCCGTCCTGTAAGCGAGCAAGACCAAGATCAAAGGGGCGGGACGGCTCTTCCTTGTCGGCGTCGATGTCGTCAAATCTACGCTGCTCTCGCGGCTGGTTCGGGGGCGGAGCATCCGGTTCTCATCGAGCCTCGAAGCGGTCTATTTCGAGCAACTGGCATCCGAGCGCCGCGTCGTCCGCTATGTGCGGGGTCAGCCTGTCCGCCGCTTCGAGCGTAAGCCGGGCATGAGGGCCGAAGCATGG